CAGAACAACTTTCATGGGTCATCTATGGTCGCAAGGTTTTGGATAAAGTAGAATGGGCTACAAAGGTAGACCCTTACATGGATGACGTAGACTTTCGTAATATGGTGTCTAGCGGTACTGAAAGACTCTATAAAACAAAAGCTGTGCAATGCAATCAATGCGAAGGAAGTGGATACATTCGTAAGATCAAAAAGGATGGCACACCCTTTGCTAAACAAAACAAATGCCCTAAATGTAAAACACAAGGTTATTTGTTTATTGGAACTGACGAACTGGCTGGCTTCAAATTTAAGCCACCGTCACCTAAATGGGCAAGTGCCAATGGATTCAGCACAAGTAAGCAGAACCTTGAAATACTTGAGAGTGCAGCACGATCAAAGCAAATGCACGACGCTGCTGACTTTCTTGGTAAGGTCCGGCGTCTCAGTGCAGTGGATACTTACCTGTCATCCTTTGTGGATGGCATTAAGCTGCACACTAAAGCAGATGGCAAACTGCATGTCCGTCTGCTGCAGCACCGTACCGCAACAGGACGTTTGTCGGGTGCTGATCCAAACATGCAGAACATGCCGCGTGGTCAAACCTTTCCTGTAAAGAAAGTGTTTGTATCTCGCTTTGAAGGTGGTAAGATACTTGAAGCTGACTTTGCACAGCTAGAGTTTCGTGCCGCCGCTTACTTATCACAGGATGGAGTTGCAATTGAAGAAGTATCTACTGGATTTGATGTTCACTCATACACCGCTAAAGTTATTACCGATGCTGGTCAGCCTACGGATAGACAGACTGCGAAGGCGCATACATTCGCGCCGTTATATGGAGCAACGGGCTTTGGAAGAACAAAGGCAGAGGCAGCGTACTACGAACACTTTACGGAAAAATACAAGGGTATCGCAGCTTGGCATTCCCGACTGGCTAAAGAGGCTATAAGCACACAGAAGATAAGGACACCAAGTGGGCGGGAGTTTGCATTTCCAGATGTAGTTCGTAAGGCTAGTGGCAGAGTATCATACTTCACACAGATCAAGAACTACCCTGTGCAGGGCTTTGCTACAGCGGACATAGTGCCAGTCGTATTAATACACATTGATGACTTGCTAAAGGATATGAAGTCGTGTATAGTGAACACAGTTCATGACAGTATCGTAATCGACGTACATCCAGAAGAAGAGGAGAAAGTATTGAATGCAATAAACGAAACAAATAAAATCCTAAAAGATTTGATTACAATGAGATGGGGTATTGACTTCAATGTACCACTTCTGTTAGAATCAAAAATAGGTCCAAATTGGCTTGACACAAAAGATGTGGCATGATATAACTATGGCTTTCACACAAACAAAGGAGCAAAGAATATGAATCAAATTACAACCATTGATACTAACAACTATGCAGCTATGGCAAAGGCTATGGGCATTGCTAATGAGGGAACCTCAAGTGGTAGTGGCAGTAGTCTTGCTCGTATGCGAATTAGTCACTCACCCATAATGGGTCCAGCAGAGGTAAACGGTAAGACTGTCAATGTCGAAGTCGTTGAGGGCGGTACGTATAAACTGGAAATCCCAGATGGACCTACGTACTATTCGTCAAGCGTGAAGATTCGTCCATTCATGCAGAGGTTTATGTACAAGCGTTTTGTTCAAGGTAATGATAAAGCACCTAATCATTACATTAAATCTCTGATGTCAGACAATCTGAATGTTGATTTGAAAGATAATAACGGCGGGTTCAACTGTGGTAAACCTGCTGGTTACATCAAAGACTTCAAGGCACTGCCAGAGAAGATGCAGACACTGATTAAACAAATCAAACGTGTTCGTGTAGTCTTTGGTACAGTAGAGATGCTCAATCCTGTAGACGAGAAAGGGCAGGATACGTCTCTTGAGACTACCCCATTCATTTGGGAGATTGATAACCGTGATGCATTCAAAGAGGTAGGCAGTAGTTTTGAGCGTCTTGCAAAGATGCAACGTCTTCCTATTCAGCATGTCATTACGGCTAACACCGCAGAGCGTAAGATTCCTACAGGTGCTTCCTTCTTCGTACCTCAAGTGTCTCTTGACCTCACTAACACCTTAGAACTCACACAGGAAGATCAAACTTTGTTTGGTGATTTTATGGGGTGGATTGATAACTACAACAACTACATCATCAATGCTTGGGCAGAAAAGACAAACGCAAACATTGACGAAGATGAGCAAGAGATTGTTGATGACATTGTTGATGTTGAAATTGAAGATGAGGTAGCGTGATGCAGCATCCTGCTGAACTGGCGTTGCATCAATACATGGAGAATGCTGCTAACGGTAAGTCTACTATGTCAATAGAGACTATCCAGCAAGTAGGTCTTGATGTTATGGGTGCGCTTGGACGCCAGTTCGGTGGGGGCAATAAGCGTGATGAGTTTGGTCTGCGTATGTCTAATGTAGGCAGACCGACTTGTCAGCTTTGGTTTGAGAAGAATGAACCAGAGAAAGCGTTGCCCTTGCCGACCACCTTCGTAATGAACATGATGCTTGGAGATATTGTTGAAGCTGTCTTCAAGGGTCTACTTAAAGAAGCAGGAGTGGAGTATGAGGATGATAAAAAAGTTACTCTCAAACTTGATGACGATACATCCGTCTCTGGCACCTACGATATTGTTATTGACGGTGCTGTTGACGATGTTAAGTCAGCATCTAATTGGTCGTATACTAACAAGTTTGAATCATTCGATACCCTGAACGCCAGTGATGGTTTTGGGTACGTCGCACAACTTGCTGGATACGCCAAAGCGTCTGGCAAAAAAGCAGGTGGCTGGTGGGTAGTAAACAAAGCTAACGGCCAATTCAAATACGTACCAGCCACAGGTCTTGACGTTGAAAAAGAAGTATCTAAAATTAAAAAGACAGCAGAGACTGTTGACAATAATGAGTTCAAGCGTTGCTTCGATGCAGTCCCTGAGAAGTTCAGGGGTAAAGAGACGGGCAACATGGTGCTTGACCATAATTGTGGTTTCTGCCGTTATAGGTTTGCTTGTTGGCCCGGATTGGAAGAACGTCCTGCCGTTGCGTCACAGGCAAAGCAGCCAAAGATGGTTGCATATATATCATTAGCAGAGGAGTATAAGAATGGATGACATGTATGATATCGAAACTCTCGCAGAAGAGATCAAGGTTACTGAACGCAAACTTAGCGACTTGCGTCAGGAATATCGTGAGCGAAAAACTGCTGGTCTACGTGCAGCTATTGAGGCACGTAATGAAGCGGATAAGTTGATCCGTGAGGAGATGAAGTCACTGGGATACCAGTCACCGTTTATCTCATGGCGTAATGTAGGTAGCCTTGCCTAACGCAAAACAATTTCGTGCAGCACGGAAATACGGATATAGGAGTGGACTAGAACATAAGGTATCTCTCTATCTTGATGAACTGTCTATTGACTATCTATATGAGCAGGTTAAGATTGAGTGGGAAGACCTAGCCTACCGCACCTATACTCCAGACTTCGTGCTGCACAACGGCATCATCATTGAGACGAAGGGCATGTTTACTGCCGCTGACAGACGCAAACATCTTGCTATCAAGAAACAGCATCCAGCACTTGACATTCGCTTTGTGTTTGAGAATAGTAGGAGAAAGCTACGCAAGGGTGCCAAGTCAACCTACGGTGAGTGGTGTATCAAGTACGGGTTTAGATACTATGACCGCATCATTCCCGAAGACTGGCTGAAAGAGAAGGGAAAAAACAAGCACCCCAAGTTTATCAAGTTTAATGGAACCAAAGTGAAAAGGAGATAGCTATGGAATTTGAAGATATTTATAATAACGATTTTGTGATCAGAGTTCGCCCGACTGTAGACGAAAGCCAATGGACAGGCGAGATAGACATAGCTATCATTTCATCTGCTGGTAATGATCTTGACGATGAGGGATATGGACAGCTTATGCACTTCTGTAAGATGATGTGTGCCACTGTGCCAATCATGGAACAGGACGAAACAATTCGTAATCTTGTGCATACATATGTCATGGAAGTTGTTGACAACGATAGTGACTATGTGCTAGAAGAAGATGAGGACGTAATCATTACCAAAGAAGATGGCAACGTAGTTCATTTAAGTTTTGGCAGCAAGACGAAAGGAAGTGCATGATGAGACATGAGGAGTTTATGAGGCAAGCAGCTATGCAGAGTGATATGGTTAATAACCCACCACATTACAACAAATCAGGCATTGAGTGCATTCAGGCTATCGCTGCTGCCACAGAGGATGGGTTTCAGTATTATCTGCAGGGCAACATCCTCAAGTATCTGTGGCGTTACCGCTACAAGGATAAGCCACTTGAGGACTTGGAGAAAGCCAAGTGGTATCTGGATAAGTTGATTGAGGAAACTATGGCCAATGAGAGTTAAGATTTATATGACAATTGACATTGATCCAGAAGAATATCCCATACCTGCTGATGAGGATGTGGGACTAGAGATTGAAGATAGCATCCGTGAATACTTTTATGATGTAGAGGGTGCTGAAATAAGACACATGAAAACATTAATGGAGTGAGACACCATGAACAATTATCTACCAACAGACTACCAGAACTTTATTGCGCTTTCCCGATACGCACGGTGGAAGGAAGACGAACAACGAAGGGAGACGTGGAGTGAAACAGTCACACGATACTTTGATTATATTACTAAGCATCTGGTCACTAAGCATGATTATCAGCTTCCTGATTCACTGAGGGGTGAACTGGAAGAAGCCGTGCTTAACCAAGACATCATGCCAAGCATGAGAGCATTGATGACTGCCGGTCCCGCACTTGACCGCTGTCATGTAGGCGGTTACAACTGCTCTTATGTGCCTGTGGATAATGCTCGTGCCTTTGACGAGACAATGTATATCCTCATGTGCGGCACTGGTGTAGGCTTCTCAGTAGAACGTCATCACGTTGAGAAGTTGCCTATCGTCAACGAAGATATGCACAGTACCGATACTGTTATCAAGGTTGGCGATTCTCGTCCGGGCTGGGCCAAGTCCCTGCGTGAACTAATCTCCTTGTTGTACGCAGGACAAGTACCCCAATGGGATACAAGTGAGGTTCGCCCTGCTGGCGCACGTCTCAAGACCTTTGGTGGTCGTGCTAGTGGCCCAGCCCCACTTGAGGAGTTGTTTGAATTTATCGTAGACATCTTCAAGACAGCGGCAGGTCGTCGCCTGTATCCAATTGAGTGTCACGATATCATGTGCAAGATTGGTGAGGTTGTCGTCGTGGGTGGTGTCCGGCGCAGCGCACTTATCAGTCTGTCTAACCTGAACGATGACCAGATGCGTCACGCAAAGGCAGGACAGTGGTGGGAGAACGAAGGGCAACGTGCGCTGGCTAACAACAGCGTTGCCTACAAAGAGAAGCCACAGATGGGTACATTCATGCGTGAGTGGCTGTCACTGTACGAGAGTAAGTCCGGTGAACGTGGCATCTTCAATCGCCAATCTGCACAGAAGCAAGCAGCTAAGAATGGGCGTCGTGATGTAGACCATGACTTCGGATGTAACCCGTGCAGTGAAATCATCCTGCGTCCATATCAGTTCTGTAATCTGTCTGAGGTTGTAGTACGTTCTACTGACACGCAGCAGACACTGACAGAGAAGGTTCGCCTTGCTACTATTCTTGGCACGTTCCAGTCTACTCTGACTGACTTCAAGTATCTGCGTAAGATATGGCGAACAAACACAGAGGAAGAACGGCTGCTTGGTGTGTCACTGACAGGCATCATGGACAATGCACTGATGGCAGGTAAGTCTGCACATCTTGGCATGAACATTGGTGCTACGCTTGAGGCACTGAAGGATGTCGCAGTTGAGACTAACGCAGCTATGGCAGCACAGCTTGGCATCTCGCAGTCAGCAGCCATTACCTGTGTCAAGCCTAGTGGTACAGTCAGTCAGCTTGTTGACAGTGCTAGTGGCATTCATGCTCGTCACAATCCGTACTATGTGCGTACTGTACGTGGGGATAACAAAGACCCCATCACGCAGTTCCTCATCTCTGAGGGCATTCCTGCAGAGCCGGATGTGATGAAGCCTGACAGCACTACAGTGTTCAGCTTCCCAATGAAGTCACCTGCTGGTGCTGTAACACGCACAGCTATGTCTGCCATTGAGCAGCTTGAACTGTGGCTCATGTACCAGCGTCACTGGTGTGAACACAAGCCTAGTGTCACCATCTCTGTGAAGGAACATGAGTGGATGGATGTAGGTTCATGGGTCTACAATCACTTTGATGAAGTGTCAGGCATCAGCTTCCTGCCATTCAGTGAACACACATACAAGCAAGCACCTTATCAGGACATTGATGAAGAAACTTACAATGAACTGTTGACACAGATGCCAAAGAGTGTTAATTGGGAGAAGTTACGTGAGTTTGAAAAGGAAGACACTACATCAGGTGGACGTGAACTAGCATGTACGGCTGGCGTGTGTGAAGTGGTAGACCTCAATGCGGCTTGAAGTCATAGAGTACGTTGAACTCAAGGACGGCGGTGCAGTCGTCACCTTCGAGATGGACGAGGACACACGTGCCGGTTTAATCTCAGAGGCTCTGCAGCGCAGACTCATCGAAGGCTTGGAAAGGATGCAGGATGTCTCAGAAAAAGAAACCCAGCTTGAAATCGAAGACTATATCGACGATATGGAAGCAAGGAAACGGATGGATACAGTGGAATCCACCTAGACATCATCCGTGTTACAATGAATGGATTAAACTGAGAGAGAAGGAGAAACAAAATGAAGATTAGAGTAGACATTAACACTAAGGATGCAGACAAAGCTGCTGCGGCATTTGTCCGTATTGACAAGGAAGCATCACCAAAGAGCCTGACACTCAGCTTGAATACGTGGGGTGACGAGCATTACAACATTGACTTTGAAGTTGACAGCAAGTATGCACCCATGCTAGAAGAACTGTTCAACAATGAATACTTTAATGAGGATGTAGACAAGCTATGAATCCAGCACCTGTAGTAAATGAAGGATTGTTAAAGAACTTTGAAGACGGTTACGAGGCATTCAGTAGAGTGTCTCTTCGCCGTAATAAGTTCTTCCATCAAATGGCAAACCCTATGAGAAAGGATACAGTATCGCATCGTGAGTGGCAGCGTGGATGGAACACTGCGTACTTTGAGAACCTGGAGAAACAAAATGGACTTGGAACTAGAGGCTAAACAGTGGATGAAGGAGAGACAATTGAGCAATATTACGGCATCGTTGTATCAAGAGAAAGCATGTGACACAGCAATCTTCCCCAAGCATCAGGCTATGGAGTATCTTACTCTTGGTCTGACAGGCGAGGCAGGTGAGATTGCTAACAAGGTTAAGAAGTTTATCAGGGATGGTGCTACACCAGATGAATACGCAGCTAAGAAGATTGAGATAGCTTACGAAATTGGTGACGTACTGTGGTACTGTGCCGTACTAGCTTCTGAATTGGAGATGAATCTTGGACACATCATGGAAAACAATCTACAGAAACTGGCTAACCGCAAGAATCGCGGCACCCTTTCGGGTAGTGGGGATAATCGTTAGTCGTTTATTTTACCTGTGCATATTTGCATGGCTGCTATACATATTTATTGTTGCAGCTTACCACACATTTATATAAAAAGAGAGGGGGCTTCGCGGCCCCCTTTTTTGTTAGTCGAACACTCCTTGTTTTCGCATCTGTCGTAGATACTTAACATAGTATAATAGTTTAGTGTAATCATACATCTCCCCTTCTGTTGGCTCACCATGATTATCGTGATACACTTTAAGCGCACGTTCTTGGTCAACCTTTGGCACACGATTAAATGCTGCCTTCTTCATTGGGTCAAAGCCAAAGCGTTCCTTATACACCTCCTGCTTTGAATTGTACGTCACGATATCCATGATATCACTACGATACTCTTGGATTACACGCTTCAAGAAATCTTTCTTACCCTCACGAGTCAGGCCATCATATACGTCACTCTGTTCTATAGCAGGTACGACATAATCTGTAATGTATTCACCCATGAACTGTGCAATCAATGCATCAGCTTCTGGTACACCTGTCTTTGCATATACAATCCTGCGAGATATTTTATTCTCTGCCAGTTCTTTTTCAAACCTATTCTTGCGTTCATTATACAGAACACCATACACCTGACGAGAGAACGGTGTAACCCTACGCAAGTCCTCTGCGCGAGTAGGAGATTGATAAATCTCTGATGCTCTTGTGCCAAGCAACTCCGACAGGTACTCCTCAATCTTATAGTTCATGGGAATACGTGCAAGCGACCTATTGATTCCAAAACTCAACATGTCACTAGAATTAGTATCACGCACAATACGTGCATCATCTGGTGCCGCAAATGTATTATATGTATCCTGTAGCATAGTCATAGGAATACTGTACGTGTTGATAATATTTGCAGCTGCAGCAGTCAGCATACGCTGAACTTTCTGTGGATCATCTTCTGCCATAACATCACGCAGTGCCATATCCAAAGCGTAGAGTTGTGTTCCTGCTTTAAATTGTGTGCCTGACAGTGCCTGAATAGCATCAGCCAATTCATTACGATCACCGTACAGTGGACGGTCCTGATCTTCAAATGGCTTAAATCCTGCGACACTCATCTTAGAGATGTCATTATCAAATGCTCTTGCTACAAGATCACCAAGGAATAGGAATGGTGCAGCAGGGAAGAAGGGACGCAAGTCATAGGTACTACCATCTGCCTTCTTGCCTTCCCACCAGTTTTCACCTGCGTGTTCAGACATACGGTATGCAACAGCACCCATGAGGAATCCAGTGCCAACAAGACCCTTGGCAAGTTCTTCATAGTTGTCTTGATTCTTGGCAGCAAAGCGTACGAATCCGGCGTCCATAAGATACAGCGGAGAATACTCGTACGTGAAGCGCATAGCATTTGCAATGAACCGTGGGAATGGTACAAGAGATGTGGTAAGGAATGGGGCTTTGTGAATGCCACTAATGATAGCCCGTGCTGTAGGACTGTCAGGCGTCTTCTGATAAGTGAAGTAAAGTGCGTCCTCTACTGCTTTATCTAATATGCCCTTACCCTCTGTTGTGCTAAAGAAACCTTTGAACCGTCCTTCGCGTACAATGTCGCGCAGATTAAATTCCTTGAAGTCTGCTTGTGTTTTGTTACCAGCACGTATCTCTGCAGAGAATAGTTCATTCAACTGACGCTTCAGGCTACCGACAAACGCTGCTCTCTTGAACATGTTGTCCGATGCTTGGTTAAGTGCATTGAGGTTTGCACCTATTGCTCTCATCTTGTCTAACTTCACGCCTGACTTCATGTTGGTTGCGTCTACAATATCCTGCAACTCACGGAACATTTGGCTGGCCTTGGCTGAAAAGCCCGACTTGAATACGGCTTCAATAGCCATAGCTTCTTTTTTGTTTGTGATACCAAACAGAACAGAGAACACATCTTCGTTTGCTTTACCAACCAAAGACTTGTCGCCTGGCAGAACTTTGGAGATGCCCCTGTCCATAGCTTTAGTGACCGCATCAATGCCAACACGTGCCACACCGGATACCGTGTTACGTATTGTCGTACCAGTCTGTGATGTCATAAATGCCAGACGCAATCCGTCAGCACTGCGCACACCGTTGAGTATACGACTCGCTGCACCTACTTGAACATCATCTGTAATTGCATCTGCTTTTTCTAAGAAGCGACGTACACCAGCAGAACCTTCTTTTTCAAAGGTTTGAACTGCACCATACAAATCCCCTTTGCGCTGTGCATTAAGGCCAAACAGATCATCAAAGGATGCGTCTAGCAACTTGCGAACAGAGGATGCACCTTGAAGTGTTCGCGCAGCCGCAGATACATCAGCCATGAACAGGCTGGCAAAATCGTCTGGGGTTAGATCATACTTTTCAAATATTTCTCCGACATTAAAGTCTGTTTTTATTTCATCTTCAGACATACTACGCAGACCACGACCAAGAGTTTCCGTTATACGTTCACCTTTTTGTCTGCCTCCTGCCCTTTGTATTAAGTCCATGCCCATAGCAAAAACTCTTTTTCTTTTGCTTGGGTCTAGCATGTAACCAATATCGTGGATAGGAATAAAGTCAAACTCATCGTCAGGCAAAGCCTGTCCAGCAGCAGCTTCTTGCTCTTGAATAACTTTATCTTTAATCTTTACTCTAGCGGCTTCACCCTCTGCTACACGTTCTGGATCAAGCGCACGTAGAATTTCCTTTGTGTCTTCTAAAATTTCTTTGTCTGCATTAAGCAGAGTCTCATCCGCTGCTTCATTGGCTTTCTTAATGTTGGCAAGGGTAGCCTTATCTGCATCATCAAGCAGGTCTTCAACATTACGTTCTGCAAAACGTGAGAAGCCAGTCTTCGCAATACCTAATGCAGCGGCAGCTGGTAGAACACCACTTGCAACTGATGTTACAAGAAGTTCACTGTTATCAAATTCTCTACGCAGGTCTGCTTCAATCTCTGTCTTCTGTGCTGCCACATTCTGTAGCGCACCAAATGCAGCTTCACCTGCAATAGTTGTCTTGACAGGGTTTGATGCAGCAGCCTGAATCATACGACTGCCGATACGCTGTGGCTGGAATGCTTGGCGTAGTGTGCCAGCAACTGCTGCTTTTGCTGCTGTCGAAGATGCTACACCTGCAGCCTTACCATAACCTGGTAGTAGTATCCCCAAATAAGTAGACGGTGCCTTGAGCAAACCCTCGACGTAATCGCCAAAGGCATTCTCAGCACCGCCTTCCTCATAGAAGTGAGGCATCTCTCTAAATGTTTGATACAGCAGACGATAGTCAGCCAGACGCATCTTGGCCTTCTCATCATCCTTCTTTGTAGCATCAGCTGCGGCAGCAGATACGTAACCGTAGTCACCTGCTGTCGTCATTTCGTTTACATCGAATGACCGGAAATGTTCAATGAACTCATCAACAACGTCTTCATCTTTGACATTGGTCATGTTGTGTCGATCTGCCAAGAACCTCTTAGCAGCTTCAAACACAGCAGGGTTACGCTTGATAGCTTCGTAAGATTTTACGGAGTTGTCAAATGTTCTATCTTGTGTAATAGCACTATCCAACAAGCCAGCAGCCCGTGCTTCTGACCAAGACATAGGTTCCGGCGTTGGAGTACTAAGAATTTCTTCAGTTTCTGATAATATATCTTCTGGTTCTTCTAGTTTACCTTGCGCTTGCAAGTATTGAAACATCCTACTCATTTAACGCCTCATCAAACCACCACGCGCCATAGGAACTTGTTGCTTGCTTGTCCTGCTACGGAGTTTTTTAACTTGGTCTGGAGTTAGTTTTGTTCTACGACTTGCCAAGCTTTTTTTCTCAGCATTTACCTTATCAATAATAGCCGCAGCTTGATCCACAAAACTAGGAGTATCAAGTCTACGTCTAAATTCATTTCGCATATCGTCTGTCATATTACCAGAAATGTAACGGGCAATCAATGCAACATCTGACATTGCCTTGACATCAGACATATTCATATCTTGTGTAGGAATTTTTGCTTCTCGTACAGTCTTTTCTTTTGCTGGTGCTTCACCTGATACATCTTCAACACCGCCTACACGTTCAACGTCACGCCTGTTAGGATTTTCAAGTATAGACTTACGTGCTGTGTTCGCAGGACTCTTGGCAAGAGTACCATCATCTTTGATACGATAATAGTCATCGCCAATTTTTTTGTACGGAATACGGGAACCCATACCACGGAAAATGACATCAGGAGTAAAGGTGGTGTCTACACCCATCTCACGCCTTGTTTTAAGGTCTGGCCCTTCGGTACTAACGCTAGTAGAAGTTTCTTCAGAAGTACCCAACCCAGAACGCTTAGTCAACTCTTGCGAAGCAGCAACAACTTGTGCATTGGTTGAGGCATCGTCTGAGATAAGTGCAGTAAGTTCTTCTGTAGAAAGTGCGCCATAATCTACATCTGCACTACGATCCTTGTCTCCAAAGATTTGACCAATTATAGTATTTCTACGGAATGACGTAGCAAAGTCTGTGTCAGTACCATCTCCACGCATTTCGTCCATAGACATAGTTCCACCAGGTGAAATAGTTTCTATGTCAAATGCGTCAATGCCATCGTCTGGTCCAGCCAACGATTTATTAATCAGTCTAGATGCTTCCTCTGTGGATACATTCAATACTCTTGCAACGTAATCCGTAGCTTGACCTCTTCGGTATCCTGCGAGTCTGCCTGCACCTGTCAAGAATTTTTTATCTTTTAGAAGGCTAGTAACTAGATTAATATTTTCTGCTTCCTTTTTAGGTTCTGCGTCAAGCCTATTTTGCACTGCCTTATTTACAATATAATTAGCAGCTTCCACTGTTAGATTAGGTATGTCTTGTACCAAAGACTGTACGACTGAATTACGCGCATCCGCATCTATAGTGATTCCAACATCGCCCTGCTTAAACGCATTAGCAGCATCCAAAGCTGCCAGCGCATTTACTTCATTCTGTGGATCAAGAAGAGTACGGATCGTGTTAGTAAAGTTATCATCGTGTAGACCCGTTGCTTCAGCCAAGATTTCATTTGCAGTAGCTTCTGGTATCTTGGTAACTGCGCCAGTCTTTTCGTTAGTTACTTCTTTCTCCTTAAATATATCCTGTCCAATAAAATCTAGCGCACCTTGGAGGGTGTTAGGATAATCTGCCCTCATAATATCCATAGTAAGTTCATCTAGTTGAACTTTAGCTTGAACCAACTTTTTAACTTCGTTGTCATCAATAACTGCTTTAGAAGTATCTTCTGCGCCAGCATCTGCACCACCCGCAGCCACATCCGTACCCGCAGCCGGAGGTTGACCAGCCAATGCTGCATCAGTTTGTCCAGCAGCTGTGGTATCCGCTACGGCATCTGTGCCACCAGTTGCGGCAGGAAGCCCCTTACCTGTGAGAAGCATAACGGCACTATCAATGGTATTCTCCGATACATTGTGTTTAGCACCGATTGTTTTGTAACGTTGGATAACAGAGTTTAAAATCTCGTTGTACTTTTCAGATACGTTACCCTTTGCATTTGTAAGTGCGTTGATGAAGGAAGTAGAGTCAATAGTGCCATCTTCATTTGTAGTGATGTTCAAGTCTTTATACATACCCGGATGCTGTGCTTTAAACTCAGCCAAAGCAGCCTGTCGAATCTGTGTAGCAAATGCTTGTACCTTGTCAAAGGATACGCCCATAAGTTCTTCTTCATTTGCCTGAACAATCTGAATCTTAGTTCTGTCTTCTGCAAATCCATCACCTGCATACTTACCAGTGCTGTTCATGTAGTCTTCATCACTTTGCAGTCTGGATGCTCTAGCTTTAATGCGATTAATGATGGTAGTGTTAGTAACTTGTGTACCATAATCCTCTGACTGTGCCATGAGCCTAAAGCCGTCTTCTACTCTGTCTTCTCTGAAGGCAATATTGGCTTGAATAGCTAGTCTTTCTTTTTCTGTTTTAGCGTCACGCAAAGCAATAGTGTCTTCCAAGCCTTGCCTACGCTTGATAAGGGCATCTTGTTCAGCATCGAATGCTTTAAACTGCATCTCTGTCATAGCAGAAGTATCCTGCGTAGACATACGAGACAGCTTCAGATTAATTGCTTGGATCGCGGAACTCTCTTCGCCTGTCATAGATTTGTTAAGTAGATCATCCAGACGCTGCCCTGCTTCTGCTACCGTTTCTGGATCAGCCGATGGATCATCCATGATGTTACGAAGGTATGACAACTTTTCGTTTACAGACTTTGTGGCATAGCCCAGACCTTCACGGTCAAAGGTATACCTATCAAACGAAAGAGACGGTGCAGTTGGTGTAGTTGTCAGACCAATCTGTTGCATCTGTTCTGCGGCACGTTGTCCACCAGCAGCAGTGACATCAAATCCTGGCGCAATAGCACCAATAAGGCCACTACCTCTGATAGTACCCTTTGGAAAGATCATGTCAGATGGTGCGTAGCTACTCTCTGCATCTGACAGGCTACGTACAATTTCTGACAAGCCATATCGTTTAACGTTTACATCTTCGTTAGCCCGTTTAATGTAATCAATAGGACGAACACCAACACCAGCTTCTTTTTGCTGTTTCATAAAGTTGATATCATCTGTAAAGCCAGATAAACCGCGTTCTTTATACAGTGCTGCTGCCATGTTTTGGGCATCAACATTGTTTACGTTGCCACTAATAACATACGCAGCATCTTTAATTAGCGTTTCAATTTCTTTATCTTTAGTGCGACGTTCCTTTTCGCGTTCTTCAGCCTTCTTCAAACGCCACTTGGACACCATGTCAATGTTGTCACGAGTGCGTTCAATACTTTCTTTAAGCTGTGTATCTACGGACTTAGCAAGACCCGTAGCCAATCCCATAAAGAAACTCATTAGCTTCTCCTACCCATCAGACCTGTCGCACGTTCTGTGGCAGCTTCACGCATAGTTGTTACGATTTCGTTGGTAGTTTCATTTTCTTCTGGGGAACCCGTTTCTTCAGCTTCTTCCTCAGATTGCTCTTGCAACCTAACCAGAGCCTTGTCGATAAGAGTGCTACGAACCTCTTCGCCCTTTTCCATTCCAGTATTATATTTGATGCCTTCTTGCTCTGCCATATACATAATCAGTTCCATGAGAACGGGAATGACCATCATGCCCACATCAATACTGTGCTTGCCTTCCATGACGCCAGCTAGCTGAATAGTGTTAGCAAGGGTTGATACCGGTACACCAGTTTCCAGAACATCCATAAGCTGTTCTGTGACATCATCATTTGCAAAACGAGGAATGTAATAATCCAATGCTTCTTCTACAGTAGTATACTGCGCAGGAGTCTGCCACGGACGCGCACCAAGTTCATGCGTCATCGACATGCCAGGAATTGGGGCATCAAGCATTGGTTCGTTATTAATGTCCATTATACTTCTGTCTCCCGCTGCTCTCTAATCATCTTAACATATTCGGTAACACGATCAAGCGGCTGAGTAATATCATCCTGTGGCTTACGCATTTTGTCTACAGACTTTGCAAGCAATCCACGCATCGTAGGCTTTGGCTTTGATGTCTCAGCCTCTTTCTTAACACGTCTATCAATATTGTGATATAACATTGTTGCTGGATTAGTGAGCATGATTATACCCCATCTTCGGTTTCTTTACAACCAAATTCATCATCTGTCGAAGAATAAATTTAATTCTTGGCTTGTCCTTGATATACTCAGCAAAGTTTTCGCCATGCTTTACATACAATTTATACAACCAGCGAGGTGCTTTCTGCTTCATCCAGTCACGGAACATGAACCAGCGAATGTCGGTTGGGCCATACACCTCACGTGCTACCCAACAAAACTCAATAGCTGCTGCACCCAATGTACCAATCAAGCTACCGATTGCTGTTCCAGCTGCTGTTTTAGATGCAGCATCCTGTGCAGCTTTCTGTGCATCTGCACTCAACTGTGCAATAGCCATACTGTTAATACGGTCAAGTTCGTTTTCAGCAGATGTCCATGCCCACTCCATAGTGTCGGCATAGTATGTCCATAGATTGTCATAGGCATTTTTAGAAATGTCAAGAAGTGCTGTAGCATTCAGTTCATTAGCACGGTTCATTGCGGCAGTATTTGCTGTAGCAATTTCTCTACGCCACTGTGCATTGTTCTGTGCAATCACAAGCTGGTTTTGCGCATTGAACTGGTCACGCTGATTATTCAACTCTGCATTAAACCGTTCAACAGTATTACGCTGCCCAGCATTGAACTGCGCCTGTGCATTAGTCTGTGCTGCATTAAACTGTGAAGTCTGTGAATTAAGATTAGCAAAGAACTGATTCACCTGATTCTCAGATGTAGCATTAAACTGACGCGCTGCATTCTCTGCTGCCTGATCTGTGAACAGGCTTTGAATACGTTGCTGAGATTTGAACATGGTAGTCTGCTGACGGTTAGACAGATTTGCCATATCCATGTTCAGGAAGGATTGGGCATTCTGTACCGCAGCTTGCTGTCTGTTGTTCAAGTTTGCTGTATCAAGCTGGGCAAGTGCTGCAGCTTCTGCCATAACCATTGCCTGTGAATTGGACAGGTTTTGCAGGTTCATGGTATTGGCAGCACGGCTATTCTCAAGCTGTACCTGCTGCTCTGCAGTAAAGTTCATGTTAGCAATGTCACTAATCCTAGTGGCATTCTGAACACGTGCTTGGAAGTCCTGTGTGAACTCCATGCCCATAAACTCTGCACGTTGTTGTGCAGCAAGCATGGCACGTTGTTGCCTGTTAGACAGGTTCTGTGCCTCAAACTGCGCACGAGTGGCAGCATCAGCCTGTGCAATAGGAAGAGCAGCCTCAAGCGTAGCCTGAACAATTGCCTGACCAGCGAGGCTGCTTGCGCCTAGTCCACGCTGTGCCATCTGTGCTGTAGCATTACGCATAGCACCAGCAGCCCATGCAGGTGGATTGGCAGCATCAAAGTTAGCAGTAAGCTGTGCAAGCTGACCCTGTACGGTAGCTTGTGTAGATGGTGTAGCTTCCGCTGCTTGAATCTGTTCAGTAAATGTGGCAGCAGTCTGTGCATCCGCTGCGCCACTAATAAGTTCACCAGCTTGAATCTGTCGTTGTACGGGGTTGTTAATAAGGGTTGCATTACCCTGTGCTGCAGTAAGATCACCTACAGATGAAGCAGTCTGCTGTGCAGCTACCACTTCAGCGCGTGGGTCTACAGTGCCTTGTGCAGCCTGTGTTGCAGTCAGTGCAGCATCTACTGCAGGGGCAGCGGTTGAGGCTTGAACTTGGGCAGCCTGTGCTTCCTGCGGGGCAGTAGCCATAGCAGTCGTTGCCATAGCCGTTGGTACAGCCATTGTACCTGCTACTTGCCCAACAACCGGTTGCACCATTTGTTCAGGAGTTGCTACAGTACCTACTGGGGCAACTGCTCCACCAGTTGGCAAACCTGGCGTAAAGGCTTGCTGTGCCATTACGTCGCCAATAGTCTGTCCTTCCGCTGTAGCAGTAGTTGTAGGCACAGCTTGTTGTGGGAGTTGAGTAGAAGGAGTAACAGCACCACCTTCTTGATACTTACGTACTACACCACCCTTTGCCATCTGAACGGCAGCGTTA